GAAGGGACTGAAGCCCGAGAAGTACAGCGAGCGGTGGAAAGGTGAGCTTACCGGCAAGGACGGCAAGCCGCTGATGGACCTCGCCGCCGCGCGCGCCTTGCTGCACGTTGTCGGCGAAGACGAAACTACCCCGTGAAGTCCAGCACTTCCTGGCTGAGTCGCTTCGCCGCGATTTCGCAGTACCGTTCCTCGATCTCGATGCCAATGGCTGAACGCCCAAGGTCCTTTGCGGCCACGAGAGTGGAACCCGCACCCATGTATGGGTCGCATACAACACCAAGCCGAACCCAACGTAAAGACAAGCACCATTTCATGAGCGCGACTGGCTTCTGTGTTGGATGCTGGAGGGACGCTTCGTTTTCGCTTGCCCGCATCATTCCATGCCACAGATGATTGAAAACGCGGGCACCCTTAACGCAATTCGTCCATGCCAATTCGCATGTAGCCTGATCGAGTTCATGGGGCCGCTCTTTATTCCAGACGAGCCATCCAGAGACAGGCGCAAGCCTGTCCGCGTAATAATTTGCGCCCCACAATATCGTGTCCGCTGGGGTCATCAGGTGCAGAGGATCAAAAGGCGCATCATCTCCGTGCACTGGAATGAAATCGCTGCACTGTGCCAGATTACCCCTTCCGCGTGTTGCATAATCCGTAGGGTGTGAAATTCCGTACGGAGGATCACTTAGCATCACGTCGAACACCAAGCCCGGCAACAACTCTCGGCAGTCTCCGTGGTAGATCGTGATCCCGGCGTGCTCGTAGTAGGGCTTCATCCCCACCAGCTTACGGCGCAGGGTGGTGCGTGGCAATAGTACGATTGGTTCAGTGAACCCCGTAGAATTCCAGGCGCGCTTCCTCGGTCGCAAGCTGTGGCAGAAGCAACGCGACATCGCAAACGCTGTCAACTCGAAACGCAAGGTGAGCGTCAAGGGCTGCCACGGATCGGGCAAGACCTACGTGCTGGCGGGATGCCTACCCTACGAGATGCTGGCGCACGAGGAGAGCATCGTGCTCACGATCGCGCCGACGTTGCGCCAAGTCAAGAACCTGTGGAGCGAGATCCACTCGGCGCTGGCCGCGCTGCCCGTGCGCATCCCCGAGCCGACGACTACCGGCTGGGAAATATCGGAAAAATGCAAGGCCATCGGTTTCTCAAGCTCCAAGGGCGTAAACGCGCAGGGATACCACGGCAAGCGCGTGCTCATCATCAAAGACGAGGCCATCGGAATCAGCCAGGAAGTGCACGACGCGATCGACGGGATCCGGATGGCCGGCGACGTCCGCGAAGTCTCACTGTGCAATCCGACCGTGCCGAGCGGGCCCGTGTACGAGGACTTCACGCGTCTCCGCGGTCAGCCAGGACACGAGTGCATCACCATCAGCGCGTTCGACACGCCGAACCTCACCGGCCTGACGCTGGAGACGTTGCTCCAGCTTCCCGACGAAGATCTCGACTACGCGCCCGTGCCGTGGCTCACCCGGCGCCGCGCAGTGGTCGAGATGTACCACAAGTGGGGGCCGAACAATCCTCGGTTCCAATCGCGCGTACTGGGCGAATTCCCGACGCAGGCCAGTGACGCGGTTTTCCCGCTGGCCTGGATCGAACGTGCGGCGCTGCCATTCGAGGATGAGGACTTGAAGCCGCACCTTCGACCGGGCCTCTACATTCAGGTCGGCATCGACGTTGCCGGACCCGGCGACGATGAGACGGTGGCGACCGCTCGCATTGGCCCGTTCGTGGTGGCACAGGAAGCGTGGAGCGATCCCGACCCGCGGCTGAAGTGCCAGCAGTGGATTGGTAAGCTGCACCAGCGGTTCCCCGGCGCGAAGATAATGCTGCTGGGAGACACCGTCGGCATCGGGTATTACTTCATGCGCTGGCTGGCCGGCGAAGGCTACGACGTGCACGCGTTCGTCGCCAATGGGTCACCGATCGACACCGTGCAATACAAGAACGCGAAAGCCGAGGCGTACTTCAAATTGCGCGAGTACATGGAGCACGACCAGATTCACGGCATCCTGGACGAGGACACAAAAGCTCAACTGTCGGGCTGCAAGTATCGCGAGGTGGCGGGCAAGATCGAGATCTTGAGCAAGGCCGAGATGCGGGCTGCGGGCACGAGCTCGCCCGACCGCGCGGAGTCGCTCATCATGGCGTTCTGCCCGATTGTGGACCGAGTGCGCACGGTGTGGGAAGCTGAGCCAGTGAGCATCTCTCAGTACTAGACGCGTGTAAGTAAGTACTATTGCGTGATTCGCGTAGCTGTGGCAGGATGGCGATGTGCTGGCATCGGGGAGATTACGCCCCGCGCGTGCGGACCAGACGATGGATACCGGCCTGAGTACCGCAAGGAAAGGGACACGTGGCCCTGACGAGGGAACGCCAGCACGTAAAGGAGCACATGCGATACGAAATCACCATTAACCGGATTGAAGAGCAGCAACCAACGATGAACGACCAAGGAAGGCTTGAGGGCGGCCCGCGCATCGTCCAGGTCTACCAGCAGTCCTTCGACGAGCTGAACGTCGCGGAGATGATCACGCGGCTGAACCACGTTCCCGTCAAGCGTCCGCGCAAGAGCAAGGCGGCGGCCAAGTGAATCGCGGTCCCAGTGATCCCCTGCTCTGGCAATGGAGCCCCGACGAGCTGCGGGATGTGTTTGATTTCTGCCAGCACGACTTCGACCGATTCCTCAAATTGCTCATGTGGCTTGACGCCAATTTGGAGAGCAGTCCAGATGATGAGTGACCCGCTCGTCTGCGCGATCATGCTCACGCGCGACCGCCCAGCAATGGCCGCCCGCGCCGTGGCCGCGTTCAGGGCGCAGTCGTACGGGCGCTTTTCGGTATTGATTTACGACACGTCCGAAAATATGCCGGACAAGTATCCCGAGTTCGGCAGTGGCGCGGTGCTCTATCACTATCGCGGTCCGACCGACGCTACCATTGGAGCTCTGCGAAACGAGGCGATCGAGTTCGCGGGGATCGCCAAACAGCCTAAAGAGTTCGACGTGTTCCTACATGCCGACGACGACGACCTGTCCCACCCGAACCGAATCGCGGAGCAAGTGGCGCTCCTGCAAGCGAGCGGCGCGGACTGCGTCGGGTACAACGAGGTGCTGTTCTGGCGGGAGAATTCTCCTCGACTTCATACGACGTTCGCAGACGAGCCTCCATCATCCAGGGGCGAAGCGTGGCTCTACCGCTGCCCGAAGATGTCGCCCGCGATCGGCGGCTCGCTCTGCTACTGGCGCAAGACGTGGGAGGCTCGACCGTTCGCCGACGCGCCCAAGCCGGGAAACGCGACCAGCGAGTACTACGAGTGGCTGCGGAGCTTCAAAGTGGTCGGGGTTAGTTCACTGCGCCAACTTAACGGGTTTCCTTCCGGGTGGGATCAGCACGAGGACCCACTTGGTCAGCCGCGCCTCATCTGCTCGATCCACGGCGGAAACTCGTCCGGCCAGTACGACAACATCGAGCAGTCGGACTCGTGGCGACGGGTGCCGGAGTGGGACAATTACGCGCGTGAAAGGATGGCGCTGTGACAGAAGAGGAACTTAAAGAAATCTCAAAGAGGCAGGCCGCTATCGTACTGGCTGCATTGAGAAACAATATCAGGTGTTGTCGATGTGGATGGGTAGGGCCAGAAGAAAAGCTTTATCCGAGCGGATCACTTGCAAGGAAAACCTGTCCAAATTGCCACGATGCGTATCACTGGGACAGGGCCGATCCGGGAAGGTGGTTCACTGCCGAAGATTCCCTAATAACATGTGATTCAGAAAAGGGTTGCGGTGACGGAACATTCTACTGTGGGCGACGTGTGGCTTGGCTGGCGAAGCAAGGCCTGGACTATCGCGGTCATCCAAAAGTAGAGCATCCCACTGACCGGCCGAAAAAGAGAAACTGGTTTGCGAGGTTTTTCTCATGAGTGTCTGGTTGACGATCCCGAGCGCCCGCCCTCCCGCCGAGGCGAACACAGTGCTGGCCGAATGGCGGCGGATGGGGTACAGAATCGCGCTGTGGCTTGACCACGCGAGCGAAGGCGAAGAGGGTCAGAAGATTCTGGACGAGTGGGACGGACGCACCGTCTACCCAGGCTACGCGGTAGCGATCAACTCGCTTATACAGATCGTGATGGCGAAGCACGCTGACGCGGAGTTTTTCATTATCGGCGGCGACGACACATTGCCCGACCCGAACGTGCGCGCGGATGAGATCGCGGCGCAGTGTCGGGAACATTTCCATTCGGCAGGATGCAAGGGGCACGAGGGATGCCGTTATCCAGAAACCTTCGGCGTGATGCAACCCACCGGCCATCGCTGGCACGAGGGCAAGGGCGGCTTCACCAACGCGCCCATCGACCGCGTGGCCGGCAGCGCGTGGATCGGCCGCGAGTTCGCCAAGCGGGCGTACGGCGGAAGCGGTCCGCTGTTTCCCGGCTACACACATATGTATGTCGACGAGGAACTCCAGTGCGTCGCCGAGAAGCTGGGCGTATTCTGGCAGCGTCGCGACCTCGTACAGATTCACCAGCACTGGGGCCGCGGCGCGACAGACTCTGCGGTGCTGAACGATCCCGTGATCCCGCCGCACCTGGAGAAGTGGAACACGGATCAGCACTGGCAGTCGAGCAAGAAGCTGTTCAACGAAAGGAAGGCCGCCGGGTTTCCTGGGCACGAACCGAAATGAAAATAGATCTCGTAGGTCAACGCTTTGGTAGGCTTGTCGTCATTGCCGATATCGGAGAGCGGAGATCGCATTCGGTTGTTTGGGAATGCCGCTGCGAATGTGGAAAAGTGGCGCTTGTCCGAGCGATTCAGTTACGGGAAGGCTCCACTAGAAGCTGTGGCTGTCTTCAGCGTCAAATAAGCTCCAAGCTTCACCGCAAGCATGGGATGTCGAGCACGGGAACTTATCGCTGCTGGCAGTCGATGAAGCAACGATGTCTTGACCCGAACCACAAGCGCTTCTCTGATTGGGGCGGCAGAGGAATAACCATTTGCGAGAGGTGGGTCTCATCTTTTGAGAACTTCTTGCATGATATGGGTGAGCGACCTTCAGGGTTAACACTTGAGCGGGTTTACAATGACGGTCCGTACTCCCCAGGTAATTGTATCTGGGCGACACCCAAAGAGCAGGCACTAAATAGAAGACCAAGGAAGGCCGCGTGATGGCAATATACCGAAGCAACCTAACCTGCCCCGACCTCACTAGCCACTTCAAGCACCTGATCTCGCGCCCGATGGGTCACTCGATGGGGCACGACGTCCCTAGCGACTGGGGCGACAAGGCCGCCGACGACCCGGTGTTCGGGCTGTACAAGCGCTGCGGGCTGTGGACGCACGACGAGGCGGCGATCCTGTACAACGTGGCCCGCACGCTGGGTCCGCAGCAGTGGATTGACATCGGTTGTCACACCGGGTGGACTACGGGCCACATCGCTATGGCGTATCCAATCCCGATGAATGCTGGGTGTGGACCGCTAGGTAAGGATTGGAAGCATCCGTTCAACTACGTCAGCTACATCGATCCGATGCTTGCGAACTATGACTTCTATAAAAGGTTCCAGGATAATTTCTTTCAAGGCCCAGGCCGCACACCAGGATCTCCAGATCCATACACATCCAAGTACTTTTTCGACAACTTCAGTGAGGGTCGGTTGTGGGGTGGCGTCTGTATCGACGGAGACCACGAGCCAGGCGCACCGCTGGCCGACGCCCGCAACGCAGCCGCGCATCTCGCGCCGACCGGGGTCATTATGCTGCACGACGGCGTAGGGCGCCCGGTGCGCGAGGCGGTCGAGTGGCTAATGGACAACGGGTTCAAGGCGCGCGCGTACTTCACGCCGCATCTGGTGTTCTGCTGCTGGCGCGGCGACTTCACGCCACCGGATCACGTGCCCGATCCGTACGTGCTCGCGCAGCACACGGATGGGCGGTACGAAGACTTCGACTTCGGGAGGATGTCATGACGATTGGTGGAAAGTCTAACCCGCTGGGCCGATTCATGCGCAAGGGAAAGCGCTGGAAGGTCTTCCTGGATGGCGTGCTGATTTTCAGCGTGTTCTACCTGGATCGCCGTCGCCGAATCTTGAAAACCTTCGACGTGCTCGATAATGGAGCCATCGCCACGGCAACGCGGGGATGTCCTTTCCCGATTGACCCATCCTGGGATGCTCCGATAGGCGGGGTGCTGTCCAAGACGATCAAGTGGAAGCCTCGGCAGAAGCTGATAATCAGGAGGATCTATTGATCGAAGAACCCGAGTTCACACTACCGCGCACCGGCCCACGCGAGCGCCATCCGAACGACCGCTGCATCGTGACGTGCGGCCTTGGCCTGCACTATCGCCGGATGGGTGCTCGCGCAGCACACGGATGGGCGTTACGAAGACTTCGACTTCGGGAGGATGAGTTGACAAACAGGCGTGATCTCTTAAAGTATTTTGGAATCGGAACGGTTATCGTGCCAATGATGGGAACGCAGCCCGTCGTGGAAGCTGCCTCTGAACTGATCGAGATACCCAAGATTCAACCCGTGTCGCTCAAAGTTAGCGAGATAGGAGAGCGAACGCCTTGCGACGTGGTTCGTGTGCAAATAATGATTACACACGCAGATGGTCGCAGGTATGGCGTCCAGAGCGATACTCCAGGATCATTTGGTGTTGCACTTGATCCTGGCAAGCCGCATTCTTTCAGGTTGACCTTGGCTGAAGACGCCTACCATATTCCAGCCCGAGCCAGGAATCTACTATCCGTGATATCCCACGGGCGCAACGTCGAGAGAATATGACCGAAGAGCCCGAGTTCACACTACCGCGCACCGGCCCGCGCGAGCGCCATCCAAACGACCGCATCATCGTGACGTGCGGCCTTGGCCTGCACTATCGCCGGATGGTGCGCTCGACCGTCAATCACTGCGCGGTCTACTGCCCCGAGGCGTGGGGCCTGCACTACGACGAGCTTCCCATCGGGTGCCCGCCGCACAGCGAGCGCCAGTATGCGTTCAAGATGTACGCCCTGATGCGGGCGATCGCGGCGGGCTTCCGGTACGTGCTGTGGATGGATGCGAGTTTCGCTCCGGTGGCGAGCATTGAGCCTTTGTGGGAACGGATCGCACGCGACGGCTGGTTCATCCCGAAGCAGGGCGACGCGATGCTGGGGAACTGGTGCTCGGATAACGGGCTCGCGATATTCGGGCACATCAAGCGTGACCACGCCATGACCGTACCCCTGGTGTACAGCGGTTTGGTTGGTCTGGATATGCGATCAGCGGTCGGCAAGAGCATCTGGGCTAAATGGCTGAACCTGTTTCACGAGGGAGCGTTCGACGGACCGCACACCAACACGCCGGGTATCGGAAACTGGGAGGAGCACGGGCACAAATGGAAGGGCTTCTGCTCGAATGATCCGCGCTGCGAGGGGCACCGGCACGACGAGGCCGCGCTCGCCTGGGTACTACACTCGATGAACCTTACTCCTGAGAACAGCGGCCTATTGACCCTGGAATCGCCGCAGGGGATCATCGGTCATCACGTGCCTGACTTCGACGTGGTGAAGATGCGCAACTACCTTTCAGATTACTCCGCGTATTTAAGAAAACTCGGAGACAACCCTGATCACCTGGAGGCCCTATGCCGGTAAGCGACTACCATTCAATCCCCGCCGTGCTGGACGAGGTGTACCGCCTGCAACCGGAAGACGTTCTGGATCTGGGCGTCGGTTTCGGAAAGTGGGGCGTGCTGCTGCGGGAAGTGCTCGACGCGATGTACGGGCGGTGCGCGCCAGGCCAGTGGCAGCGAGAAATCACCGGCGTAGAGATTCACAGAAAGTACCTAAACCCAGCGTGGGAATCTTACGACTGCGTCGAAATAATGAACTTTGTCGACCTCGTGTGGAACGAGCACGACCTCGTGCTGATGATGGACTCCCTGGAGCACCTGTCGCCCGAAGTCGGTCGCCCGTTCCTCGCGAAGCTGGTAGCCAACAATCGCCACGTGATCGTGAGCGTGCCGAACGGCCCGATGCCGCAGGGCGAGGTCTACGGTAACCCGCACGAGGCGCACCTGTGGACGTTCAACGGCCTGGAAGAGTTCGCGCCGTACGAGCACACGGTCTTGCACCAGGGGCTTTGCACGGTGGTCAGCATCAAGGGAGGATTGCGTTAGTGTACTCGCAATATTTCGAGGAAGAGCACATACTTGCCGCGTGCAGCGGCATCGACAACGGGCGCTACCTAGACATCGGCGCGTATCACCCAACAGAGAAGAGCAACACGCGGGCGCTGTTCGAGTGGGGCTGGTCTGGTGTCATGCTCGAACCGTCACCGGATCCGATGCTGTCGCTCATCAAGGTTTACGGGGATGAGCCGCGCGTGACGTTGATCGCCGCCGCGGCCGGTCTAGAGCCTGGGCTCGTGAAACTGCATGTTACCGCCGACGCCGTCAGCACGACGAACGAAGCCCAGCGCGAAGTGTGGAAGGACGCCGGCGGATATTACGGCTCAATCATGGTCCCGGTGTTGCTACTCGAAGACATCACCACTCGCTTCGGCGGTTTCGACTTCATCAACTTCGACAGCGAGGGTTCATCGGTGGACCTGTTCAAGCGGGCGCTGGCGTTGGGGCTGCGTCCGCGCTGCTACTGCGTCGAGTACGACCAGCGCATGGACGAGATGTGTATCGCGGCGACGGCGGCGGGGTACGTTTTGACGCACTCGAACGGTACGAATGCGATCTGGAGGACGGCATGAGTGTAACGATGAGCACTTCCAGGACCATCTTGCAGGCAGTTTGCTGGTTTCTGAGTGGAGTTTTTTCTGGCGCGGCGATCATTCTTGAGATCGTCTCGAAAGCTGGCTGTAAGTGACCCGCGCAGTCGTGAACGTCGCCACAGGCTCATACGTGAAGGGGCAGGCGCGGCTGGGGAACGCGCTCCAGGTGGAGGCTTGTGAATTCGCGCATTGGAACGGACTTCCTGGTGAATGGCCTTCGCATCAAGACAAACCGTATGCGTTTAAAGCGTACGCACTAAAGGACGTAGTGGACCATTACTACCACGACCTACTGCTCTGGGCCGACTCGTCCATCCTGCCAATCCGCTCGCTTGAGCCGCTGTGGGAACGCATCGAGCGGGACGGGTACTGGTTCTCGCGCAACGGCTGGAACAATTACGAGTGGACGGCGGATAGCGCGTACCCGGATCTGTTCCCTAGTGAAGGGTGGGGCCGTACGGACTTGATCGAAGCATTGCAGCCACTGCCGCATGCCCGCACACTCAACCGCACCATTCCCCACGTGGTAGCGACCACGTTCGGCATCAACGTGCGCCACCCGAAGGGCCGCGCGTTCCTCGACGAGTACTACCGGCTGGCGAGCGAGACTCGCGCGTTCTGCGGGCCTTGGATCAACAGCAATCAACCGGGAATTATCGCGAATCCTCCCCACTGTTCACCTTGCGGGCCTGCTGGCGTGCGCGGTCACAGGCACGACCAGACCGCAGCCTCCGTGATCGCTTGGAGGCTGGGCTTCGAGTTGACCGACCCGCCCAACATCTTCGCGTACAAGGGCGGCGAGACTGCGGACACGATTCTGGTAGCGGACGGAGGTTACTGATGGCAGACGAAACTCCGAAGTTGATCGTTGACCCGGCCGGTTCCTGGAGTTGAGGTAAAGCACTGATGGCTCTGATTCGTCACATCGCGGGAATCCCCACGGCTACTGAGCAACGCTGCGTCCGGTGCTGCGAGGTGATCCGCGATAACCCGGAGGATTACGTCGGCGTACGAATGGCGTGGTGGCCAGGGCACACAGCATTCACTGGCGAAGGTAAGGGCTCCTCTGCCGTGGACTGCACGCCGCACGACCCGCACGCGATCGACGACCTGAAGGAAGAACTAGCGGCCGCCCTCGCACTGGAGCGTGCGCGATGAAGATAGTAGGGCTCATGCCTGTGCGAAACGAGGACTGGATTCTGGCTTTGTCGGCCCGCGTCGCGCTCCAGTGGTGCGATGCCTTGATTATCGGGACACACGATTGCACGGACGGAAGCATGAGCATCGTACAGGAACTCATGATGGAGTTTCCGCGACGCGTTCTCTGCCTACAGCAAGATCACGGCGAATGGCGCGAGATGGAGCACCGCAAAAACCTGTTGCACATGGCGCGCAATTACGAAGCCACCCACATCTCCATCATCGACGCCGACGAAGTGCTCACCGCGAACCTTATCCCGCGCGTCCGATCACTGGTCGAGGGCACGCCGCGCGGCCAAATCCTCCAGCTTCCGCTGTACAACCTGCGCGGCGGCATCGGAACGTACCACGCAAACGGCCTGTGGGGGAATCGCATCGTGTCAGTGGCGTTCGCGGATGACCCGGCGCTGCACTGGGGCGGAGATCGCTTTCACCACCGTGAACCAATGGGACGCAAAATGATTGGCTTCTGTCCGGTGTCGCAGGGAGACGGCGGCGTGCTGCACTTCTGGGGCGCGAGCGAGCGGAGGCTGAAGGCGAAGCACGCGCTGTACAAGGTCACCGAGGCTCTCCGCTGGCCCGAGAAGCCGATTCGTGAAATCGACCGCACGTACTCGATGTGGCGAGACGGAACGCGGATGGGCGGCGAGAACCCGATGAAGTGGGAGTATACGTCGGTACAGCATGGATGGTTAGACTACAGATTCTCGGCTCATTCGCTGGCTGCTGTTGATCTAGGTGGCGTTCCCTGGCAGGAGGCCGAGGTAAAGCGGCTGATCGCCGAGCACGGGCGCGAGCGGTTCGCGGGGCTGGACCTGTTCGGGGTGGACGCGTGACGCCAGAACCCGACGCGCCGACTATCCCCTGGGCCGAGTGGAAGGCGCGCGAACTGAACCGCATCTTTCACGACCAGGGAAAGCTGGCCGACATGAGCCGCATCACCGCCGCGACCGTGCGACACGGGGAGCAACAATCCTGATAAGCTGAAGCCCTGTATCCTCCGATACGATGCCCCGCCGCTAGCCATTTCGCGGCGGGGCTTTTGTTTTCATGTAGACTGATTTCATGCGCAACGCCCTGCGGAGACTTCTGCGGTTCCTATGGTCTTGGACCGAGCGCCGACCCGATCCCGCCATCCTCGAAAGCGAGAACGCGCTCCTCAAGCGGATCCTCGATCGTCAGGTAGGGATTGACTCCCGGCAGCAAGCCGAGGCCGCAGGCTGGGCGCGCGTTGGCGAACTGATGGAAGCCCGACAGATGTCCGGTACTGGTCCGTGGCGCGCGAGCCCTGAGCTGCTGAGGGACACCGACCGGCTTCTGAACCTCGCCACTGAATCTCTCAAGCGCGGAGACACGTCCCTGCGCGAGACGACGGCACCGGGTGCAATCGGCGCGACCGGTGATATCGAACTGGCGCTTCAAAACGTGCAGTGGCGCCGCGAAGTCAACCTGTCGTGGCTGGAGTTCTCCCGCTGGGGCATCCAGCAACTCATCCTCATCTCGCGCCTGCACTACGTCAAGAATCCGTGGATCCAGAAGGGCATCAACACGGCGGCGCATTACGTGTTAGGCCGCGGGTTCGAAGTAACGAGCGATGACAAGGCCGTTGCGGATCAGTTGAAATCTTTCTTCGACCGGAACAAGCGGGTGCTCGGGCAGACCGGACTTTCGGAGATGCACAAGGCTCTGTACTACGACGGACAGGTATTCTTCGCCTGCTTCAGCGACACCGTGGACACCGGAGAGGTGGACGTAAGGACCATCGATGCCACGGAGATCTTCGACATCATCACGAGCCCCGATGACTCGGATGAACCCTGGCTCTACCATCGCAAGTGGTCCGACAAGAAGTTCGACGTCAACCGCGGCACGTTCGCACAGACCTACTCCAATGAGGCGTTCTACCCGGCGATGGGCTGGGACCCGGCAGAGTCGAAGAACCCAGCGGCCGCGGAGTACGTCGGCCTGAAGGAAATCAACAATCACCCGATCATGTGGAACGCGCCTGTGCTGCACATGAAGGGCGGCATCGGCGTCAGCAAGTGGCACTTCGACTGCCCGAAGGTGTACGCGGCGCTCGACTGGGCGAAAGCCGGCCGCGAGCTTCTGGAGAATTGCGCGACCATCCGCAAGGCGCTCTCGCAGTTCGCCATGATGATTACCACCAAGGGCGGCCAGCAGGCGCTAGAGGGCGTCAAGGCGCAACTCGGTACGAGCGTTGGTCCCACGTCAAACCTGTGGGACAAGAACCCACCCACGACGCAGGGCGGCATCTTCGCGAGCGGTCCTGGCACGAAGCTCGAAGCGTTCAACACGTCCGGTGCGGGCGGAAATCCGTCGGACGTGAAGGAATACCGGAACATGGTGGCGTGCGTACTGGAGATCCCGCCGACGTGGCTGGGCGACATGGAGACGTCGAACCTGTCGACCGCGCAGACGCTCGACCGTCCGACCGAGTTGGGCTTCCTGGAGAAGCAGGAGCGTTGGCGCGAGACGCTGATCACCATCGCCGCGTTCGCGCTGAACACTTCGCTGCGCGCGCCAGGGGGCAAGTTGCGCGAGGCCATGAACGGAAGATTGGCAGCCGGACTGCGCATCATCGAATGCAGGCGCGTTCGCAAGCCGAACGGCAAGTGGGTCTACGAGGCCACGAAACCGGACAGCAAGGACCTGGAAATCAAGTGCACCTTCCCTGCGATCCGCGAAGGCGACCAGGCCGTGAACATCAAGGCGATTGCCGAGGCGATGACGCTCGACAATAAGGGCGGCCAGGTGGTCGGTATCGACGAGCGCGTCGGCGTCGGCCTGCTGTTCGAGGAGCTGGGCGTGGAGAACGTCCATGAGTTGCTCGATGAGATGTACCCGGAGAAAGACAGCGGCGTGAAAGACTCGCCGGACTTCATCCCGGCGTACGAACCGGCGCGGACCAAGGCACCGCTTCCGGCGCCCATCGGCAAGATTGAACCAGACCCCGGAGGAGCTCCGCAGGACCCGAGCGGCAGCGACCCGAAGCCAGTCACCAAGAAAGTAGCGACGGGATAAAATAGAGCCATGGCGAATTGGGCAAGTTCCCCGGAGCAAATCGATAGAGAAGAATCTGCGCGCGTTGAACGGTTACGCAAAGCGGCGCGCGAAGGCCATGCTCGGCTTCAGATCTCGAAAGAATCCGCTCACTATGGGTCCAAGAAGCAACAAGTCCGATCCACCTACGCTTTGAATATCTCGGCGCGTCAGCTTGGCCTGACACGCGATGGAGTAGCGTCGCTCATCCAACAAAAAATGAGTGCTCGTGATAGGGCAGAGGAATTCAAAAATCAGAATCCACCAACTGTTCACGTCAAGGATGGAAAACCCCTGACTGCGCAGGGAGCCAGGATGCTTGGTGTTCCGTGGAGCGCGGAGTAATGCCCGCTGACTACAAGACGCTCCTGGGGCTCGTGCGTGAGTTCGTGGAATACATCGATGAGGAACTCGGCGGCCTAGAGGAACTCGGCGCAGTAGGCAGGCCGCTGTATGACCGCGCCCGCGCAGCCATCGCCCCAAGCGCGCCCAAGAACGACCCCGCCATCCTGCACAGTTGGCCGCCGGACCCGTGCTGCGCGGTACGGCTCACGCGCGCGGCTAGCGACGGCAAGCTGGACACCGCAGACTTCTGGGAGTGCCCCATCTGTGAGACGAAGTGGCTGCCCAAGGACAACGGCAACGTGCGGCGCTGGGAGCCTGTCGTCGTGATCGAGGTCCTGCGCCGATGAGCCTGTCCGCCCGCGCGCAGTTCACTCCCCGCGGCGACCTCGGCCGCTTCGTGCCTGCGCGCATCACTCCCGCCGTCGAGGTCAGCGTCACTGCGGCGTGCAAGCTGATTGAGGACGCCGCCAAGGGATACGCGCCCGTCGACACCGGGGCGCTGCGGGACTCGATCACCAGCACGATCGAGGACACAGGAAAGACGGTCGTGGGCTACGTCAGTGTGGGCGTGCCGTACGGACCCTACGTGGAGTACGGAACTGGAATCGCGGGGGCTGGCAGCGAAGGTGCTGGAAAAGGTCCATACAACATGAGTTGGCCTGGGATGCGCGCTCAGCCTTACATGAGGCCGGCGCTCGACGAATCACGCGGGGCAGTCCTGGACCTATTCCGTGGGA